AGTTCAACTTGATCTTGTTGGAAGAGGAACCAACAGATTCGTCACCAGTGAATTGGACTTGCTCAATCAAGTATTCGTGAGGGTTTTGGGCCATCTTGCGGCGCTCATCAGTGTCAAGGAAGATGTAGTCAACATACAAAGAAGCGGCTACAAGAGATTGTTGGTAAGCAGTGCTTACTGATTGTGTGCCGCTGGTCTCTGACAAAGACTTAACGGCCCACAAGCATTCACCGATGGGGCGGAAATCAATGTTAATCTTTACTTCGTGGTATTGAAGAGCGATCAAGGGAAGAGCAAGACCGGGGTTGCGGCAATACCAGAATTGAAGAGGAACGTAAAGGGTTGTCTCAGGAAGAGCTTGACGAGGAGCACATACTTGAGCAGGTCCTCCGTTAGCAGCACAGGGTCCAGAAACGTCGGCGAATCCAGGGTCAGTGATGTATGTTAATTGTGTGGTGTTACCAACCATCTTGTGGTATCCGTCTTGTTGTTCCTTGGAAAGAGTTACTTGGTTCCAGATGTGCATCCAGTCACCGTATTGACGGTCAATGCGTTGACCACCAATCTCAACCTCAACTTGAGCAATAAGTTGCTCTCCGGGGAAATCCAACCAACGGGCATATACATGTCCTGTTGATCCCTTCATTGATTGGTCAATTTGGGGAAGAGTAACTTGAAGGTAAGTGCGGTAAGCAAGATCACCATTTCTGCTGATTGTGCATGTAACACGGCGACCGAAGTCAGCTTGTCCAGAGAAAGTTTGTTCAATACTTTCCATGGCAAAGTTTGTGTGGCGTCTGTAAGACACCTTCCAGAAGGTAATTTCGGGAGTTCCTGTAAGGAAAACGTCTTGGGCGCCATAGGCGACAAGTTGCATAAGTCCACCAGCCATTCTTGGGGTATACAATAGGAAAAGAAAAAAATTTCAGAAAATACCTTTTAATTAAATAATTTATTTTTTCCTAAATAAATTACTTAGGTAATACAGCTATAATGCATTTATTTTGATTTTAAAAAATTTTTTTTACAAATCAAACTTACAATGGAAACAATTTTTAAACTTCTTCTTGGTTTTCTTCTTCTTTTACAGTTTCTATTTTTTCCGGTAATATATTTTTCTTTTTGTATACATAATATACCTTTGCAAGATAAGCAAATATTGTTGCATATAATATATTAAAATTAATACCAATGACCTTTCTAAAAAAATAAACTAAAAAAGTTTCGTTTATTGATTCAAATTTTCCCATTGGACAATCACCAAAAATAATCCATAGTATTACATTTATAATCAACAACATTACTGTTAGTAAAAGAATGTAAATATTAGAAAAAGTTAAACCTATAAAATACCAAAACACGTAAAGAACATGTGAAATATCAATTAATAATGTATTATTTGTAAAAATAGCATAAGACAGTAAAATATGTGAAAAAATACACATCCAAATTAATATTAATTCATAGGTAAAAAGGTTTTGTGTTAATAATATTGCAAATAAAATACAGTCTATAATAACAACAATTGTTATTATTAAAAATGTATTTTCCATAATTATAATTTATTTAGATTAAAATAATAAATATTGAATTTTTATGAAAATTTTGTTCGTTTTATTTATGATTAACTTTGCGTTGTGTTTTAAACCTAAAAATATAATTATTCCATCATCTTCTTTACAAACTAAATTATGGAGAAAACAACAAACTTGGTATATAGACGGAAAGCATAATGAATGTGAAATATACCAAAAAGGGTTAATTAAAGATATTACTGGATACGAGTGTAAAAAAACTGATAAAAGAATTAATATACATACACAAAATATATATCCTTTAAAACAACCAATGAAATATTCTAATGGTTTTGAATATACTGAAAACTTTGATGGTTTAATTAATACACCTAAAAGAGACTATTATTTTAATCTAAAAATTATATGTGATTCCGGAGGTGCTCAAAATAGATATCTTAGAAACTTGTATTATTTTATTACACAGCAATTACAACATGCGAAAAAATATAACTCTTTCTATGGAGATAATATTAGATTTGTTAACATATTAGATGGAGATACTTGTAGTAAAAATATGGAAAAATTTTATTTTTTGTTAGATAAGAAAGAATACAAACAAGTGAAGGATAAGGTTTTTGTCGGAGATATGAAAGAATTTCAAGATTTTTGGGATATTTCTGAAAACTAAACTTCTTTATTTTCCATGTTTAACAAAACAAAATCTGTTGAAAAATTGGAAGCAACAAATGTTTCTAAATAATTTTCTGCAAATATTTCCTTTTTGCCTTCATGTTTTTTTGTAAAAATATAAGAATCCTTGGATTTTTTAACACTCCACCCTTGTTCTAATGCATTTGTAATAAAAAGCATCTTTTGAAACATAGGTTTATTTATTTTAATTTGGGATGGAATTTCTACCTCTATTGTTTGCGACATATATAACTTATTTATATTGGATTTTTAGTAAGATTACGAATATTAATTTATTTAATTAATGTATATGTCTGAAATAAATAATAATGAAACACAAAGAATGTATGGTTATTTTGAAAATAAAAATGTATGCATGATGAATCCAAATTTTAAAGATTATTATACAGCATTAAGCGATGTGCATACAAATATTGATATGAAACATGATCAATTTGAAGCTAAGAGAACAAATAGTAAAATGAGAAACGAAAAATACAGAGAAAGTATGCAAAAAGCAATAGATATGATATCCATACCTTCCGGAAAGTTTACAACATCAAATGGCGAGTTTTCTACAGGAACATCAGCTAATGTTCTTGAAAGAGCTTTGGAAAGAAATGAATACTCAAATTTTAAAATAAATGGTAAAGATAGTCCCTCTTTAAATCCAATTATGATACTTCCTTTTGATATAAAAGACACTAATTATAATCCACAAGGTTATCATTTTGAGTTTCAAAGGTTTAACGTTAAAAAACCAGGAATCATATTAGAAAAAGAAATACAAAAGATTGCGAATAATTATTATCCAGAAAACCAATTTCCAACAGCTTTTGTTAATGACTGTGGACCAAAAGAAGTATTTTTAAATATAAAAAAGGATAATAATTCAAACATAACTTCAGAAGCCGTTTTTTCTGGTATTTTAGATTCAAGTAGTAGTAATGAATTTCCTGAAGACATATCGGATAAATATAAGGTTTATATTCCGTTTATGAATTTATATATAAAAGGAGGTTTACAAGGAACAATCATGTTGTATGCAGAACCAAAAATGGATAAGGATAAAAAATACATAGTATTAAAATTTAAATATTTTTTAAATAATGAAGATATGGTTTACAAAAATAATTTACAATGGGATGCTTCTATTGAACTTGAATCAATACCTAATTTACCAGAAATATCAGACGGTATTGCTACAGGTTTACATTTAGAAGATAAAGTCAAAACATGTGATTATCTTTTAAAGAGATTTACAAAGAAAGACGACATATCAGAAAAAATTGGTAATTTAAGAAACGATTGTCTTGTGCCTTTGTTTAAAAAAATTTATAAAAAAAATTTTACACCAAAAGATATTAATATGTTAGATAACCACCCAGAAGACACTTTTGGAAAGAGTTTTTTTATGAATATAAAACACTTTGGAGATAGGTTTAGAGCTATTGATGCTGTAATACTTTCAAATAATAATAAATTGTCATTTACAGGGACTTTTGATGGATTTTTAATGAGGTTTATTTCGTTAGCAAATTTATATGGATGTTATTGTAATAAAATTCACAACTTTATTATCAATGACGTCAAGTCATTAACAGAAGAACAAAAGTCAGCAATAGATAAAATAAAAAGCCAAGAAAAATACGAGAAATTAAAAAGCAAACTTATGTTTATAAAAAATGTTGTTGATAAAATAGATTTTAACGAAGATAGTTTTACAAAGTTAGATAATACCGAGTTAGCAAAAGAACAAACGAAAGTAAATAAGTGTTTGGAAACATTATTAAATATTTTTAAAAAACCGTTACCAGTATATTGTCCAAGAGGTTCAACCATACGTCGTGCTGTTTCATGTTTTATACCACCCTCCTTTGTTTATATTATTGATGGCACTAATAAAGAGATTGTATTTGATGAAAAAGATATGCAAAGTGTATGGGCTTTGACTTATATTCTATATTATTTAAAATTAATTGCAACTGGATTTACAACTGGTTATCCCTCTATTTTAAAAACCGTTAAAGATAAGGTTAATGATTTAAACGCAGCATTAAATAACATTGGTGAAGAAGATAAATTAAATTCTTTTATAAATAAATATAATGATGTCTTTAATAACGAACAACAACTTTCAGAAGAAGAAATAACAAGTCAATTAAATAATGCTTTTGAAGAATTTAATGCATTGAATGATTTTATAAACACAAGTAATGAACTTACTATAAGTGAAAACGATAAATTAAATTCTGATAGCATTATTAAAGTTGCAAGACGTATAGTGCATTATTTAAATTTGGATAAACAAATTGAATTATATTACAGAATAATAAAAAGATGGAAAACTGAATATTTCGATAATGGGTATTTAAAAGAATGGAACAATGAAATATCAACTGAAGATTTTTTAAATTCGTATAATTGGACTGCATCAAGTTATACAAATGAATCTAAATTAAATATGCGTATTGAAGAAACACAAAGTGGTGGTAATAGTAATCCTTTTTTTCGTAGTGATATGAACACAAAAGTATTACAAAATATGTCAAGTGAAAATGCTACTTTAGAATATAGTTCTCAAATCCAAACCAGAAGACAACAAAATTTATATTTTAAAATTCTACTTGGTAAGGAACAATTATCTTCAAAAGAAATTAGTAATTTTTATTCTGGTTTGAATTTGGAAGATAAATATGATAGTGAAAAAATAGATGCTGTGACTTTTGCATATTTATCCAGCAAAGATATAGAAACTTTGAAAGATAAAATAAAAAAATCAAAAGGAGAAAATGATAATATCGTAGAGAAAACAATACAAAAATACGAAGAAATATTGTCTTATCATGAACCATTTAAAATGAATTTATACAAATGTTTTGAAAATGTTACCATTGATGAAAGTAACGTAATCCAAGTAGCTCAAGAGGAGTTTAAAGATGATAATAAAAATAAGACATCAGAAGAAAAAGAAGAAGAAGAAAGTAAAAATACTGAAGAAAGTGAAAAAGACGACGAAAGTGTTTCTTCAAAAGATGAAAGTGATTCTTCAAAATCAAAAGATTCAGATGATAAATGTAAAAATCCAGAAACATTTTTAGATAGAATAAACTGTGCTGTAATGGGCGGAACAAATAATAAATCTATTAGTAAAGAATTATCAGAATTATATTCTACAATGACATATGCGGAAGAAGAATATTTAGATAACATAGGAAATATAGAAGAAGATGAATTATTTATAACATTTTTAAATAAGAAAAAAGAATTATACAAATTTTATAAAAAATTAGATAATGCTAAGTTTTATGAAGAATACCAGGTTCCACAAGAAGAATCTGTTTATATGGACAGTTTTATAGAAGATTTAAATAAACTTATAGACGAAATTACTATTCAACCTTTAGGAAAAGATAATTTACATCTTCCAAAGCCTCCTTCACGTTCAAATTCACGTCCAACTTCACCATTTACTTTTTCACCACAATCAGCAATAATACCAGGTGGTAAAATAAAAAATAAATCCAAAAGAAAAACAAAAAGAATGAAAGTAAAAAATAAAAGAAAAACTCGTTCAAAGAAAAAGAGAACAACACATACCATTTGATTAAAAAATAACATAAAAACCTGTTATTTTTTAATATAATGTCAAATTCAAGAAAAGGTAATCGTAGTCAAGGTATTTATACAATTGATGTAAAACACTCAGAAATGTTAGAACGATTCAATAATATTGAAACTGTAATGATTCCAAATTTAAATAAAGAGAAAGAAGAATTAAAATCAAAAGTTCCAAATCTTAAAGAGAACCAAATGGATGATTTTATGAGAATAAAGGATAGAATTGGAGAAATTAACAGAGAAATAAAAGAGCTTAAACAAGAAAAGAAGAATTATTTATTAGACAATTCAAAACATATATTTAATTATTTTGAACAAAAGAAACAAATATCTAACGATTCGAATAGTATGAACCAAAACACAAAGGTATTAAATTCATTTTTTAAAATTAAATCAATTAACGATGAATCCAGTGACATAAATAATGAAAAATATAAACAATCCAAGAACTCTTTTATTAAATACTGGACCAATGTTACAAATGAAATTACGAATATACAAGATTATTTAATATCAACAGATAGATGTATTTATTGTGAAGAGGGAGAACTTATACCACAAGATGAAGAAGGTATATTAATATGTAATAATGAAAAGTGTGGAAAGTTTATATCATAT